GACACGCTATGGCTTCCACACGATGCCGAGAACAAAACCTTGGCAGCCAATGGCAGAAGCATTGAGGAAATCGTAAGGGCTGCGGGCTATAAAACCAAGATAATCCCCAAAACGCCCATTCTTGACTCAATCAATGCGGCAAGGACAATCTTTATCAACTGTTGGTTTGACCGTGATAACTGTCACGAGGGCTTGCAATGTCTCAGGCATTACCGTTACGATGTTGACCCAGAGACTAAGCAATTCAGCAGAACGCCTTTGCACGACAATTATTCGCATGGCGCTGATGCGTTTAGATACATTGGTCTGATGGTCAATGAGCCGAGACAGGCCAGAAAGCCAAGACCAACTGCAAATTATGGTGGTCAACATTCATGGATGAGTTAAAATGACTCCAAATCACTTAGGGCAACATCATGGCTGATGATTACGACAAACGAATTCAAGAAGCAATAGAGTTTCTCAAGTTTGCTAACGATGCAGACACAATGAACCGTCAGGAAGCGCTTGAGGACTTGAAGTTTGGCGGTGGTGATCAATGGCCTGTGGAACTGCAAAACTCACGCAATCTTGAGTCACGCCCTGTTATTACGGTCAACAAGGTGGACAACTACTGCCGCCAAGTCTCCAATCAACAGCGCCAGCAGCGCCCCCGCATCAAAGTCCATGCAACAAACACGCATGATGACATGGTGGATGCACAGACCATTGGCGGCATTATTCGCCACATTGAGGTCAATTCCAACGCTGACCATGCTTATGACAATGCGTTTGAATACGCAGTTCGCATGGGTTGGGGCTATATGCGGGTCAGAACTGACTACATTTCCGAGGATTCGTTTGATCAGGAAATCTACATTGACGCTATTGACAATCCCTTTACCGTTTACTTTGACCCCAATTCAGTCCTCCCAGACGGGTCTGACGCTGACCGTTGTTTGATTACAACAATGATGCGTAAAGATGAATTCCGCAAAATGTACCCTGATGCGGATGACGGTGGCACAAGTTTCACACAGCGTGGCACTGGCGACTCACAATCCGAGTGGATCACCAAAGAGGACATTCGCCTTGCTGAGTATTACTACACAGTCAAAGAAAAGGCAAAACTGTACCTTTTAAGCGATGGCACAGCGACATTTGCTGATGACAAAGACTTTTTTAACCGCTTGGCTGCCTATGGCATCGAGGTGGTGGACAAACGTGATTCGTACAAAAAGACGATCAAGTATTGCAAAATCACCGCTGTTGAGGTGCTAGAGGAACGTGATTGGGCGGGCAAATACATTCCAATCGTTCCCGTCTATGGTCGCCACATTGTCATTGGTGACAAGCGCAAGAAATTTGGCATGATTCGCTATGCCAAAGACCCACAGCGGATGTATAACTTTTGGCAGACTTCTATCACAGAAGGCGTGGCACTTGCCCCTAAAGCCAAATGGTTGCTTGCAGAGGGTCAAGACGAGGGACATGAGAGCGATTGGACAAATGCCAACATCAAGTCATTCCCGCTTCTAAGATACAAACAGACAGACATTGACGGTCGCCCTGCGCCTCCTCCGACACGCCTACAACCCGAGCCTCCACAGGCGGGAATCATGGCGGCTGCGGCTGGTGTCAACGACGACATTAAAGCCATCATGGGCATTTTTGACCCTGCACAGCTTGGTCAAGGCAACATTTCAGGCAAAGCCATTAACGGTCAGCAACAACAAGTTGACCTGACAAACTTTGACTATTACGACAATTTGACCCGTTCAATTGCCCACATTGGCAAAATTTGCCTTGATTTGATTCCCAAAATCTACGACACAGAGCGAGTCATGCGGATCATTGGTGATGATGGCAAGCCAGAACTATTGACTATTAACCAGCGGGATTCTGTTGGTCGGGTGCTAAACGACATTAGCGTTGGTCAATACGATGTGGTCATGGAGACAGGGCCAGGCTACAACAGCAAGCGCCAAGAGGCCGTGGACAATATGTTGCCATTGCTATCTGCCGCACCTGAACTGATGCAAGTGGCGGGTGATTTAGTATTCCGCAACATGGATTGGCCTGGCGCTGACATCATCGCTGACCGCCTTGCCGCTGCCAACCCAATGGCTCAAATTGACGAGAAATCTAAGATTCCTCCGCAAGTTCAAATGCAATTGGCTATGTCACAGAAGCAAATTCAGGAACTCACACAGGCGCTTCAGGCTAGAGACATGATGTTGCAGAGCCGTATGGACGTTGAGCAATTCAAGCAAGAGGCCGAGACAAACCGCACAATGATGAAAGAGCAAGGCAGATTAGATGAGGCTCAGATTCGTGAGCAAAGTGATCGTGCTGAAATGCAAATGCGTGTTGAAGGTCAGGCAAACGATACAATTATCAGAACACAGACACAGCTTGAGATTGAACGCATGAAGCAACAGATTGCGCTTTTGTTGGCTCAAGTGGATAAAGGCTCATTAAACACAGCTAATGCCGAGGCAACAGAACGGGCTATTTGAGTTTTAAAAGAATTTGTGGTAAAAACCACTAAACCTTACCTGTGAGGGTCACAGGGTCAAATCGTTGGGAAACGTATGTCCGATAAAGAAGCGGGTCAAGTATTGACAAGCGAGAATGCAGCAGAATTTTATGCAAACAGATTAGGTTTAGCTGAATCCCCTGCGGAGACTGAGGCGGTTGAAGAAACCGAGCCAGTAGCCGAGGAAGAACAGAGTGAACCGAAAGAGGCAGAAAAGGAAGCAAACCAAGAGGGTGAGCGAAAGCAAAATCCTAAACTTGAAAAGCGGTTTTCAGAGATAACCAAGCAACGTGAGGAAGCTAGGCAAGAAGCCCAGCGGGAACGCCAAGCTAGGGTAGATTTAGAACAGCGTTTGGCGGCACTAGAGCAAAACAGACAGCCTCAACAACAGGCGGTCAGTATTGATCAAGAGCCACAACCAAGCCAGTTCAGCGATGCGTTTGAGTATGCGAAGGCTCTAGCTGAGTATTCGACAGAAAAGGCGTTAGCGGAACGGGACAGGCAAGTAGCACAGGCTAGAGAGCAAGAAGCGCATCAAAAGATTATCCAATCTTGGGCGCAGAAGGTTCAGGATGCCAAAGCTGAATTGCCCGATTTTGATGATTTGGTCGCATCTAGTGACGTAGTTGTAAACAACGCAGTCCGAGATGCAATTCTGGAGAGTGATGTAGGCCCAAGAATCCTGTATCACCTAGCTGAAAACAATGACCTAGCCAAAAGAATCGCCAGCTTGAGTCCAAATGCAGCGCTTAGAGAGATTGGGCGACTGGAAGCAAAGTTTGAGGTGAAAGCCGATACTAAGCAAACAGCCCCTCTTGTGAGAAGTAAAGCACCAGCACCGATTCAACCGATTCGAGGCGGGCAAGGCAAGGCTGATGTACCAATTTCGTCTGATGGCGAATTTCATGGTTCATATCAGGCTTGGAAGGCCGCTAGAAAATCGGGAAAAATTCGGTAAACCTAATCTATTTGGAGTCCTAAAATGGCTAATAATTTATTGACGATAAGCAAGATCACCAACGAAGCGTTGATGGTTTTGGAAAATGAGTTAACTTTCACAAGCGAAGTTGACCGCAACTATGATGACCAGTTCGCTGTTGTCGGTGCAAAGATTGGTAACACAGTCAATGTCCGCAGACCTGGCCGTTTCATCGGTACAACTGGCCCTGCGCTGAATGTTGAAGATTTTAACGAGACTTCAGTTCCCGTTACTTTGACCACACAGTTCCACGTTGACACACAGTTCACAACACAAGACTTGGCTTTGTCCTTGGATATGTTCTCTGACCGTGTTTTGAAGCCCGCTATTGCAGCGATTGCCAACAAGATTGACCGTGATGGTTTGTCTATGGCTACATTGCAAACCGCTAACATCGTTGGCACTGCTGGCACACCGCCCACAGGTTTGATCACATATCTGACCGCTGGCGCTTACCTTGACTCTGAAGGCGCACCCCGTGATGGCCGTCGTTCATGTATCGTTGAGCCTTTCACAAGCGCAACAATCGTGGACAGCCTGAAGGGTTTGTTTGTTCCCTCTGACCGTATTACTACACAGTATGAAAAAGGTTTAATGGGTCGTGACTCTGCTGGCATGAACTGGAAGATGGATCAGAACGTGGTAAGCCAAACCTTTGGCTCATTTGCGGGAACTGCCGTCTGTTCAACAACTGCCGCTGCTGGCTTCCTGACCTCTGGTTGGGCATCCTCTAGCACCATCACTTTGACTGCTACTGGCACTGTGGCTTTGAATGCGGGCGATGTATTCCAGATCGCTGGCGTTTACGCTGTTAACCCCCAGAACCGTCAAGCCTACGGCACAAACAAACTGCGTAATTTCGTAGTTAAGACTGCCGTTACAGGTACTGATGCGACAATGCAAGTTGTTGTTAGCCCCGCTGTGATTACCGCTGGTCAATTCCAGAACGTGTCAATCCCAACGACTAGCACCACAGCCGCTGTGACTTTCTTCAACAAGACTGGCACTGTTTCACCACAAAACATCATCATGCACCGCAATGCATTCACGATGGCCTGTTGTGATCTTGAGCTGCCTGAGGGAGTCCACTTTGCGGGTCGTGCAAGCGACAAGGAAATTGGTTTGTCAATGCGTGTTGTGCGTCAGTACACCATCAACAATGACTCCATTCCTACCCGTTTGGACGTTCTGTATGGCTGGGCGCCTCTGTACCCTGAACTCGCTTGCCGAGTTGCCGCCTAATGGTCTAAGAGGGGTTAATCACCCCTCTAGTTCTAAACTTAATTTAAGGAAATATCATGGCAAATCCAGGCCCATCCAGTACCACAACGATTCACCCATCCAATTTGGCAACAAATCAGGCAATCCGCTTATTGGCTTACGCCAGCGGTGTGCCTATCAGCCAAACGGGTGATGCTTCTGTGACCCTCCCGATCAACAACACCACAACCTATGCTGTGACCAATGTTGCCATTACCAACGCTAACAAAGACGTTAGCAGCGGTGCTTTGGCTATTTGGACATTGCCCGCTGGTGCTGGTACTGAGATCGTCACCAACGCTGCTTTGACAGGCAACACATCCTCTGCTTATGTGACCAACTCAACCGTTGTGTCAGCTACAAAGAATGCTAATTTGTCAGCACAAACCCTTTATGTAAAAGTTGGCACAGCCGTTTCTGGCGGTACTGTTGACATTTTCGTTTACGGTTACGATTTCTCCGAGTTTTAATCGGGGATAAAAGAGAACAAAGCCACTCTGTCAAAGGGGTGGCTTTTTCTTTATTTAGCGTTACAATTTAATCATTCTCTAAAGGAATCATCATGGCTCTCCAAACGACAATTTTGCGTGGAAACATCTCCAACGCATTCGTTATGGGTGTGACTTTTACAGCCACAACCGTTGCCACTTCTGGCGCTTCTAAGACTGTCACCGTTGCTGGCCTCAAGGTCGGTGATGCGGTTCAAGTGTCTTTGCCCGCTGCTCAAACCACAGGCGTTGCTGTTGCAAATGCTTACGTTTCTGCGGCTGACACTTTGATTGTTCAGTTCATCAATGCAACTGGCTCAAGCGCTTCTGCGGCTGCGGGTACTTACACCGTGGTTGTCAATCGCCCTGAGTATTTGCCCCTTGATTCAAACGCTGTTTAATCATGTCTAATACCACGGTATTACGTCCCGTAGGAGTTACAACCGCCATTTCGGTGGGTGCGACTTCTACTGCCGCAACGCTGATTACTGCAAGCACCAATGACCAAGTTAACTATGCCTCTTTCATCAACACGGGTGCTACCTATGTTGCTGTGAGCCTTGGCGATGCTAACGTGGCTGCGGCTGTCTTGCCTGTCAGCGGTTCAACCACAGGAAACTTTGTGTTGCCCGCCTCAATGACAGTTCCAATTGTCTTGGCAGTCCCCGCAAGTCCTTACTACGTCCGCATGATCGGATCGGCCTCTGGCCCATCAATCGTTTACGTCACCCCCGTGGGCGATCAAACCTAAAGGAAAAACCCATGTCAAGCGCTAATTCTGTTGCAAACACATCTTCAACAAACATTGTTCCTGTGCAAGCTGAGTTTAATTCAGCGGGCGTTTGCGTGGGTTTGGTTGGGCCAGGCGGGGCTTACTTTAGCCCCCCTATTACAAGCACAACCATTGACAACACGGTTATTGGTGGCACAACCCCTGCCGCTGTAACTGGCACAGACGTTTATGCGTCTGAGGAAATTGGCTATAACGCATCGGCTCAAGGTACTGTTACCCAAGAGACAAGCAAGTCCACAGGCGTGACTTTAAATAAGTCTGCTGGTCAGATCACTATGAATGGTGCTGAATTGGCTGCGGGCACAACGGTTTTGTTTACTTTGACCAATAGCACTTTGTCGGCAAAAGACGTTTTAATTGTGAATGTGGGTAGCGGTGGCACTTCAGGCGCTTATTGGCCTTATGTTGCAAACGTAGCCGCTGGCTCTGCCGTAATTGGTGTTTATAACAATACTGCTGGCGCATTAGCTGAAGCAATCGTAATCAATTACGCTGTCATTCACGGGGCATAAAGTATGGCTGACCCCGCCACAACGGTAGATCAAAACATTCTGCCTGTTCAGGCGCTGTTTAACCTTGACAACACGTTTAACACGTTTATTGGGCAAGGTCAGCCTTTTTACGCCACAACTAACCCGTCCCAATCGGGACTGAACATCACAAACAGCACAATCAATAGCACGACTATTGGTGCGACAACGCCATCCTCTGCGGCTTTCACAACTGCGACTGTTGCAACTGCGCCTGTCAGCGGGCTTGATATTGTCAACAAGAATTATCTTGACTTTTTTGCGGCTGGCATTTCGTGGAAACAACCCGTTGTCTGCGGAACAACCACAAACATCACGTTGTCAGGGCTTCAAACCATTGATGGCATCACGGTTGTTAGTGGTGACAGGGTGTTGGTTAAAAGCCAAAGCGCACCCGCACAGAACGGCATTTACTTAGCCTCTGCAACGGCTTGGTCAAGAGCGCCTGATGCTGACACATGGAATGAGTTAATTTCAGCGTTGGTGTTTATTGAGTCTGGAAGCACGTTGGCGGGATCGGCTTGGTATTGCACGATTCAGCCAGGCGGGACAATCGGCACAACCCCAATCGTTTGGTCAAACTTCTCTGTTGCGGCAACCTACACCAACGGCACAGGTCTTAACCTCATTGATTATGTTTTCAGCATTGCCAACACAGGCGTTTCTGCTGCGGCTTATGGTTCAGCCTCTAAAACTCTAACGGCAACTGTCAACGCACAAGGTCAATTGACCGTGTTGGCGGCTACTGACATAGCCATTGCAAACACTCAGGTTTCAGGCTTGGGAACAATGTCCACTCAATCAGCCTCTAGCGTGGCGATCACGGGTGGCTCAATAGATGGCACAACCATTGGCGGCTCTGTGGCGGGTGCAATTACTGGCACAACGATCACAGCCAATACGCAGTTTAGTGGTGCGGGAACGGGCTTGACGGGTACTGCAAGCGGTTTGTCCATTGGTGGGAATGCCGCCACAGCGACAACTGCGACAAACGCCACAAATGCGGTGACTACCACAAACATTGCGGGCGGTGCTACTGGGTCTTTGCCTTACCAATCAGCGGCAAGCACAACGGCATTTTTAGGAATTGGCTCAAATGGTCAAATTCTGACAATCTCAAGTGGCATACCCGCATGGACTAATGCTTCTACTGCCGCAGTCACAAGTTTCAGCGGTGGAACAACGGGCTTTACCCCAAGTTCACCCACAGGCGGTGCAATTACTTTGGCGGGAACTTTAGCAACGACAAACGGTGGAACGGGTCTTACAGCGTTTACATCTGGCGGTGCGGTCTATGCCACAAGCACATCAGTTTTAACGACTGGAACACTTCCTGTGGCTTCTGGCGGTACTGGCGTGACCACAAGCACAGGAACTGTTGATGTGGTGCTGTCAAACTCTCCAACTTTGGTGACTCCTATACTTGGAACGCCTCAATCGGTGACTTTGACAAATGCAACGGGTTTGCCTTTAACAACAGGTGTGACGGGAACTCTGCCCATCGCTAATGGTGGAACAAATGCAACGGCTACACCGACTGCGGGTGCAATTGCTTATGGAACGGGTACGGCTTACGCATTTACGGCTGCGGGAACACTTGGTCAAGTTTTGACTTCAAATGGTTCGGGTGTGCCTACATGGTCATCAGCATCAGGTGGCATCACAATTACTGATGACACAACCACTAATGCGACTCGCTACCCATTGTTTGCAGACGCAACAAGTGGATCGGTCTCGACTCAATACACAAGTTCAACCAAATACCAATATAACCCCTCAACAGGTGTTTTATCGGCAACAACTTTTAGTGGTTCGGGTGCTTCTTTGACAAGCATTCCAAATGCGGCTTTGGTCAATTCAAGCGTCACAATTGGCTCAACTGCCGTGGCTTTGGGTGCGACTGTGACCACATTTGCTGGTCTTGTGTCGGTTACTTCTACAACTTTTGTGGGTGCTTTGACGGGTAATGCGTCAACTGCGACAACGGCAACAACCGCAACAAACGCAACAAATGTGGCTGTGACTGACAACACAACAACAAATGCAACGTATTACCCAACTTTTGTTAGTTCAACAACGGGTAATTTGCCTATCACTGTTTCGTCAACAAAGCTAAAATACAACCCAAGCACAGGCGCTTTAACCGCCTCTCAGTTAATCATTGCACCGTAAGGAAATACTATGGGACAGTTAACATTTCAAGCAGCTTTAGGTGGTGCAGTCAATTTGGCTGGGCCTAATACCGCATCCACAACAACCTTTACATTGCCATCGGCTGATGGATCAAACGGTGTTCCATTGGTTACAAATGGGAGTGGCACATTGTCTTTTACCGCATTGTCATTGACCACGGGTGTGAGTGGCATTTTGCCAGCGGCAAACGGTGGAACTGGAAACGCCAATGGGACAGTTAACAAACTAGCCACAACCAATTTTAGTATTGAAGAATCAGGTGGCAAATTGATTTTTAAATATGGCGCAACGACAATTGCAAGCATGACAAGTGCTGGTGTGTTTACTGCACTCAGCAATGTTACTGGCAATGGCACACCTTAAAGGAGTATTTAAATGGCAACATCATTAGTAGCAACTGGCGTTCAGTTTCCTGACGCAACAATCCAGACAACAAAGGCTGGAAACGCCCCAACAATTACTCAATTTACATCATCTGGCACTTACACAGTAGCCGCAGGATTTACCTTTATCATGGTTGAGATATGGGGCGCTGGCGCTGGCGGTGGTAGTGGTGCTGCTGGCCCTAGTGTTGGTCGGTATTCAGGAGGAGGAGGTGGTGGTGGGTCATATACAACAAAATTATTTAAAGCGTCAGACCTTTCATCGCCAGTAACAGTAACTTTAGGCGCTGGTGGTACTGGTGGAACGGGTGTTAGTGCCGCATCTAATACAAATGGCAATATCGGAACTTCTGGTGGAAATTCTACTTTTGGTTCATATTTAACTGCTTATGGTGGTTTTTATGGTCAGGGCGGACAAGGTAGCACATCTGCTGCTGGCGGTAGCGGAGGTGGTGTTCTTGGCGCTGGCACTTCTGGCGCAGTATCAGGAGGTGGCTCACCAGTTGTAGTTTCTGGTGCAAACTTAATTGAGCAATCAATGGGTGGAGGTGGTGCTGGTGCTGG